TGTTCCAAGAGATGGTGCTGTTGCCCACGTAGTTCCATTGTATTTTGTAACATTTGAATGTCCTGCTGGTGGAGATAGAGTTCCACCTATACTATAAGCTTGTGAACTTGGAGCGTTTTCATTAAACGCCATATTTTTTCTTGCTTCTATCATATTTGATGCTGCCGTCCAAGATGAACCATTCCAAGTATATGCAGTGGCTTGAGTTCCTGGAGTACCACCATAAAATATTGCTGCTGTAGAAGTTCCAGA